GATCAGGTAGCGGATAGTGTTGCGATTGAATTTGAAGGTCAGCAGCGCCGAGGCGTGATAGCGCGTCAGGCTGTAATCGCTGCGCCGCTCGGGCTGGAGATGCGCCAATTGCCGCTCGGTCGGTGGCTCACGCAGCCAGCGGCGGCTTTTATGGGCGCTTTCATCGGTCTCGTGCTCATTCAGCCAATCATCCGCGGCGGCAAGCGCGATCATGCGTTCGCCGATGGAGAGCAGCCTTGTCTGTTCGCCCCGCGCACCGCCCACCGCGTGCCAGGCACCGTTCAGGAAAAAGATGCCCGCCCAGCCATGAAAGCCATTGGCCAGCAGTGACGCGTCATCACCGAAAAGGTCGCACCATTCAAAGCTGGAGCGCGAGAGCAGATCGATTTCTGTCATGATGAAATCGGAAACTGGTGCCGTCGCGTGTCCACCTGCCTCAAAGGCATGACCGCAAATCGGGCATTCCATCACGGCGATGGGGATTTCCGCCTCGCAGGATGGGCAGGTTTTGGTCGGGGCCTCACCAGTGCCGGGCTGGCTGTCCAGATCCACATCCTGTTCCAGGCAGCCATGGATTTGTGAGGAGGTACCGAAATCCAGCACGATGCAGTCGCGCTTGATGATGCCGGGATGCTCGACCGGATCAACGGTGCGCAGCCCGCGCCCCACCATCTGGATCATGGTGGCCTTGTAGGAACTCGGCCGCAGCAGCACGACGCAGGAGGTGGGGGGATGGTCCCAGCCCTCAGTGAGCACTGCGACATTGACGATGACGCGTGCCTCGCCCGAGGCATAGGCCGCGAGTACGGCGCGGCGCTCTGCCTCGCCCATATCGCCGGTGACCATGACGGTTGGTATGTCCGCCGCGTTGAAGGCCGCCGCGACATTCTCGGCGTGCGCGATGGTGGAACAAAAGGCGACGGTCTGTCGGTCCCCGGCTTTTTCCTTCCAGTGCTTGACCACGGCATCGGTCACCGGGACGGTGTCCATCACCCTGGCCACTTCACTCATGTCGAAATCATCGCCGCTACGCCGGACATTGCGCAGCTCATCCTGCACGCCGACATCAATAACGAAGGTTCGCGGTGCCACGAGATGGCCGGCGGCGATCAATTCGCCAAGCCGGATCTGATCCGCCACATTGGAGAAGACCTCGCGCAACCCGATCTTGTCGCCGCGATTGGGCGTGGCGGTCACGCCATAAATGCGGCAATCGGGGTTCTGGTCGCGGACGCGGTCAATGATGCGCCGATAGCTCTGCGCGATGGCGTGATGGGCTTCATCAATCACCAGCAGGTCGAGCCTTGGCATGGCGTCCAGATTGGCCGCCCGAGTCAGGGTGGGCACCATGGCGAAGGTGACCCGGCCCGCCCAGGATTTCTGGCTGGCATCGACCACCGAGGTGGTGATGCCTGGATTCACGCGGCGAAACTTGGCGTGGTTCTGAAGGGTCAGTTCGTCCCGATGCGCGAGAATGGCGGTCTTGGCGCCATTGCCCGAGAGATGCTCGCCCACAGTGGCGGAGAGCATAATCGTCTTTCCTGCACCGGTCGGGGCGATACCAAGCGTATTGCCGTGCTTGTTGAGCGCAGCGAGGCTGCGCTCAACGAAAAGCTTCTGGCGGGGGCGAAGCATCATTCCTGAGGTGCTCCTGCCTCAGCGCGCCCAGCTGGGACGCGGATCGGCACCCACGGCTTGCGGTGGTGGTGCGGCAGGAAAAGCACCAGGATGCGCGGCGGGCGGAGCGAAAGCCGCAGGGGCTGGCGCCGGCGCCTGCGCCGGAAGACCAGGCAGTGCAACGCGGCCCATGATCTGCGCGTAATCCCGATGATCGGGCGTCAGCGCCATTCGGACTTCGTTCTTGTCCTCGCCATTGGCATCAGGACCCACGTCAATCTTGCCGACGAATTCGATGCCATCCAGATCAGCAAAGCTGGTGATACGCCGGGCGGCCTGGGCGTTGGGCGAGACATCCTTGTCGGAAATACCGCGCGCGGAATTCAGCATGCCTCGAATAAGGCTGCGGCCCATATTGGCCCAATCAGGCCCCTTCGGGCTGAACAGGCCAATCATCGAGAAAATCTTGCGCTTGGCGTATTGACCCTCAAGCACGGTGAATTCGCAATTGAGGTACACCGCACCTGTCGTGCCGCGCGTGGCATAGCCGCCATGCCAACCCTGGCTTGCATCATCAAAGCCGCCGGGGCGGATCGTCAGACGCACCTTGGCGATGGTGCCCTTGGGGATCAGGTTCGGGTTCTGGCGCGCGTCATTATAGTCATTCCATGCTGCCATGGTCTTTCTCCTTTACTGGCTGTCGGTGGGGGGAGTGGTTTCGGGTGCTTCGGGGGCGGGCAGCGCAAGCTGCAGCCGTTCCGCAATCGGACGCGCCGGGGCGCGAATTTTTGCGAAAAGCCTGCCGAGATGGGGTTCCTCGACCATCTCAAGTCGCCCGCTGCGATCCTTGGCGGGATAGCTCCAGGGGTTCAGCGTTTGGCAAATCAAGGCGCGCCGCAATTGGCCTTGCTCATCCTTGAGGGCGGTGAGGGTCAGAACCTCATCCACGATCCCCGGCAATTCGAGCCCGGTCTTGCTGCCATCGATCTGGGGCACATAGACCTTGCGGTTGAAGTCATCGAGTTTCTCATCGAGGATCCCGACAAAGATAATGTTCTTGCCACGCGTGTGCTGCAGATGCGTGAGCCAGGCGATCATCTCCCGCCCATGCAGGCCATAGGCGCCGCGGATATCGGGCTTGCCGCTTTTTTCTGAGAAGGCTTCGGGCTGGCCACGGCACCATTGAAAGCAAAGCCGCCCAGCGACGCTGATGCTATCCACAAACAATGTCTCGTAGCGATCAAGCTTGGCCGGGTCGCCGAATTGCTCGCAGGCCATGGCGTAATGCGCTGGCGAATAGGACTGCTCATCACGCAGCGCTGGGTTGGGCCCGCCGATGAAGGCAGCGAAATCCCGACATTCCTGCCATGTGCGGGGGCGGATGGTATCGCCGGTCCAGCCTTCGACGGCGAGATCACCCGCCTCCAGATCCATGAAGATCGTGCGATCGGCGGGGAGCGTCCAAAGCAGGCTGGTCTTGCCCTGGCCACTGCCGCCGAAAATCGCTGCCTTGATGCCGCGCGATTCCGCCAAGCGCTCCTCGGCGCTGATGATCTTGAGGGCCATTACGCTTGGCCTTTCTTTGTGGGGCGATCCGTCGGCGGGCTGGACGCCGCGCCATCACGCAATGGGATAGATTGAGTCATTCCTGACCTCCGATCCGGGGTTGGCTGTGGGGAAAGCGATGGCATTCGCGGGGTCTCTTCATTCCGTGCGGCCCGCCAAGCCTGAGGGCGCGGTGCGCGTGCCTTTGTGACGCGGCCGCACGATCAAGACGTAAGCGAAGCATTCCGTATGCATGCGCCGCTGCAGCAGGTGGCAAAGCCCGGCTTCCGCCATGGCCCAGGCACGGCGCGCGACCAATTCCAAATCGTCACGGCGCTCAGGCGAAAGTGTCGTCGCAACCTTGTCGCGGTCACGTGCGAGCATGCCGATATGATAGGTGAGGGCATCGCCCGGCTTTGCGTCTGCGAAGCGGTCACAAAGGCTGTTTTCGGTGAGCGCGGCATCAGACGAAGTCGCGATGTCCATAGGCGCCGGGGATAGGTCGAAGTGACAATCCATCACTTCGCCCCCGCCGCTGCCGGCTGATGCACTGCGTCACGCTCGTAAGCCTCGATATCTTCCAGCCGATAGAGAACCCTGCCGCCGATCTTGAGGTAGCGCGGCCCCTGGTTGAGCCAGCGCCAGCGTTCCAGGGTGCGGGGGCTGACATTCCAGCGCCGCGCCAGGTGGATCTGGTTGAGATGATTTGTAGGACTATTGTTCATAAGATTTTCGTCCTCTTTCCCGACGCTTGGCGGTCCTGCCTCACCTTTTCCATGAAGGCGCAGACCCGGTCTGCGGTCAGAAGGCTTGGCGAGCGCCCTTTGCGTAAATGCCTGACAAAATTGGGGTCCCCCATGGATTCTCGGCCAAAATCAGTGGCTTTCATCCGGGTGGCTTCCAGGAAGTCTTCAACTTCCGTGATGAACTGATCGCTGAATCGGGTCGTCATGAGAGGTAGGATTGACAGCCCAATTTAC